CGAGCATCTTAGCCCATCTCACAGGGCATGGCGCGGAGAACCCAAACGGATCAAAGATCGTCGAGCAAAACTCTATGATCACATCCCCATCTTCGACCTCGATCTTCATTCCAACGCGGTCGTACTCGTTCGCCATATCATGGCGGCTCACGAACGCGCCCTCCTCAACCGCATCGTCTCCCATGGTGGTGGGCGGTGCCAAAAGCAACGGGTCTTGACCCAGACGAAGGCGCACGAGAGCAGCGAGCATCGCGCGCATGCGGGAATTGCCGGACGCTGTCAGAAGCGACCCGGACTTCTGGATGCCGCCCTTCCGCTGAGCGAACACCCTACCGCTTGGCAATACGCACAGGCCGCGCATTAAGCAGCGGACACGGTTACGCCAGGCAGCGGCAACCCATCCCGGGGCTTGCGTGCTGAGGACACGAAGTTCACACTCAAACACAAGCAGCCACTCCGGGACAGACCAATCCCACCCCGACGCGTCGGAATGGTATGGCCGGCTGTATAATTGAAACCGCTTTGTCAAGGCGGACAGCCCTTCGTCATGCAGACCCATCCCGGGCTGCGACGGTATCACGTCATGGCGAGCGATCTCCCATTGGTTGACACCAGAATGGAGCACATGCTCTACCAGACGGTCTGCGATATCAAGCGCGAATATCAAGCGGACCCTCCCTTCCTCGATCTTCTTGGCGGTATGGAGCTCGTTCTTCACGAAGACCCTGATGACGCCACAGTAACCGGAGGAGTGGAGATCTTCGGCGGTTCTTCCTTCGCAGACTCCTTCTTCGCAGATCTTTTCAAGGCGGCTCGCTGCCGTCTCGACAACGTCTGCGAGGGCTTGGCCGTCTCGGAAGAGGTCACCGCAGGTGGGGAATCGCCTTTGCCAGGGGAGCCCGGGGCCGCTTTTAGCGTCAAGGCTACCCAATGCACGCGAAACCATGGCCCGGAACTCATCTCGTCCGGGTCGGGGGTCTCCTTCCCCTGGGCAACCCAGAGAGGTAGGTACGTCCCCGTACCACTGTCGATGCACACCGGCAAGCACGTCAAGCTCACGTCGAACTGGAGGGACTGCCCCCCTGCTCCTCGATTCAACGAGCGCGGCTTGTAGTCGGAGAGATCTCTCGGCAGCGGCCCCGTCACGTGGTGGGGGACTAAAACCTTCGAGCTCTGGGCACAGCTGACGCGCGGCTGTGAAGGCTGCGCTGAGCTTGGCTGTTCCTGGCTCGTTGGGCACGAGGGCTTTTCCGACGTACTCGAAGAGGCTGCTGGCGGGCTCTGGGTCACTGTAGAGCAACCCGAGTCCCCGCCGGTAGCGGTCTGAGGCACTGTACTCGGCTGCTTGGCCTCCACAGCAGCCGGAGATTTTGCCGCTTGGATCAAACTTGGCGGCTCCGAGCTCGCCTCGTTTCTTCGCCAGATGCGCGCCTTATCAAAGTCTTGCGCTGTGCCACGGCGGTAGATGGCATACTTCTTGCCGTGGATCATGGCGGAATATCCGACCTCGCGGCCGGCTCTCCGTTCCTCATCGTCCTTCTCCAGGTAGTTCTTGAACAGGCCACGCCTCTCAACCTCTTCCTGGGACAATCCAGATGTCATGTAATGCTCCTCATAGATCTCCTTCTTGCGATCATCCAAATCAGACTCTGCACGGCGCCGCATCAGCGCTGGGAGCACAAGCAGCGAGAACTCGTTGGGCTGCAGGGCGGATGAGTCTGCGACTCCGGTGTGGATACCCACCACGCGACCGTCCTGCACCACAGGGGACCCAGAAGATCCAGGAATGGTGCTGGCGGAATGGCTGCAGCGCATGGTGTCCTTCAAAGCGGAGAGGCCTGACGAGAGGGTGTAACCCCGTTGGTCAGGAGATGGAGAGTAAACTGTCACGGCTGCGTCGTGGCGGTAGTAATCTGCCTGAACAGACGACATGCCGAGAACAGAACCGATGTTAGGCGGGGCCTCGAAAATCGCATAGTCATGCGAGAGGCAGTCCACCACAACGGTCGCAGGGAAGGGTACAGCGGGATATCTGTCACCGACTGGCCTTGTCAGCCTGACGGATCCAACGGCAACATCCAACACGTGCTTCGCAGTCGCGATATACTCGCGGCCGTCGGTATCACGGATGAGAAATGCCATCCCGATG